AGGATGGGCTGTTCGAACTCCGGCACGGTGGTCGGGAGCTTGGTGCTGGCGTCACGGTCGATCAGGAGCGTGACGAAGGTGAGGATGATGGACTTGGCCATTACTGCACGCCCTCCAGGGTGATGGGACCCGTGGCAGCGGCACCCAGCTTGACGAACTTCGGCAGCTCGGCGATCTCGACCACCGGACCCTGCGTCGCGGTCGCGCTCAGCAGCGTGACCCAGCCCGCGTCGCCGCTGGCCGGGGTGGCACCACTGGCCAGGCCGGGGTGGCCCTGCAGCAGCACGCCGCTGCTGACCGAGGCGTTGCCGCCAAGGTGGGCCAGCCCTTCGCGCCCCTCCCCGCCCAGCAGCGGGGTCTTCTTCAGGGCCACGATGTTCGTGCCCTGTACGGTGATGGTGTTCGGCATTTCTTTCTCCTGGCCGGCGAGGACTGCCCCGCCGGCACGTTGGGGGTAATCAGGCGATGCTGAAAACCGCGTTCGAGTTGCGCTTGCGGCAGGTCAGGCCGTAGTCCGCGGTCAGGCCGAAGTAGTACGTGTAGCGGTCGTACACGCGCGGCGGGGTGCGGCGGATCATCCAGCGGCCCTTGACCGGGCGCAGGCGCAGGGCCTTGCTGTTGAGGAAGTAGCCGCGCTTCTTCCACGGGTAGGTGATCGCACCCAGCTCTTCGTCCAAGGCATCGAAGGTCGGATCCCACACCACCGGCACGCCCTTGAAGGCCAGCGCCTTGGTGCTCGGGTCCAGCGTCACGCCGCCGGTCGACGCCTGGCCCAGGTTGATCTGGCGCCCCATGACCTTCAGCGCGTCGGCCTGGATGGCGTCGTACATCGCCGAGCCCACGACGATGAAGTCGGGGTTGCCCAACTTGCCGTAGGTGATCGTCTGGCGCCACAGGGTTTCCAGCGTCGAGATCAGGTTGCCGGCCGTAGCCGTGCTGATCCCCATCTGCGCCCAGTTGCGCCACCACGGGGTGGTCGACGCATCGATGCCACCGATGACACCCGCGTTCGGGGTGGTGCTGACCAGCGCGTCCAGGCCCGGTACAGCCTTCGGGTTCGCCGAGCCGTCGAGGTGGACCTCGCGGTCCCAGTTCTCCTGGAAGCCATCCTTCAGCGTGGTCCAGCCTTCCTGCAGCTTGTCCACGATCTGGATCTTCTCGGCATCGGTCATCTGCGCCGACTTGTCGGCGGTCAGGATGATGCCGTTGTTGGCCAGCTCGGTCTCGTTGAGGCTGAAGCCGTCGTGGGCCTCGTAGTGCTGGAACGGCGCCAGGCGTACGGTGTCCTTCCGGTTGAACGTGACCTGGTCGTCGCCGGAGTAGTTCTGGTAGTTGCTGTCGTTGGTGAAGCGCACCTTCTCGTTAAAGATGCCGTTACCGAAGACCGTCTCGGTCTTCTTCTCGATCAGCCACTTGGCCAGCGGACGTTCGCTGGTGAACTGGTCGATCGGGTCGTCAGTCGCATAGGAATGCATCTGGTAGTTGGCGCCGGACGCCAACTGGGCGGGAGTCAAAGGCATATCGCACCTCGGAGGGAAAGAGGAAGCCCGAATGGGCGTGGTCTCTCGCGTTCCGAGGGCGCGACTCTCGTTTCAGCGCTACCGGCGGCGAACCCGGCTTACGTCACTCGCGATGCCGGCGTTGGCCGGCTGGATCGCAATATGCGCCAGCCGGCATGCCAGTCAACGGGGTTATGCAACGTTCGTGTTGAGGCCGGGATTGTCGGGGCGCTGGGTGCCGGCGACATCCGCGCGCGCATCGGCTTCGCTCAACGCCGGTAGGCCCGGCTTGCTGCGCTCGTCCCTGTAGAGCTTTTCACGCAGCTGGAACCCGAGAATCTGCCGCACCTTGGCGAGGGCATCTGCTCGTGCGAAATGGCGTCCGAGAGTCACGTCAGCCTCGCTGGTGTGCAGGTGCACGGCCTGCCCAGTGACGATGAAGCCATTGCGCAGGCGGACGATGCAGAACGTGAAACGTGCGAAGTCCGGATCAATCTCCGGTTGCACGCCCGCCCCCTGATACGAACCCGCCACACCATCCCGCGCGGTGAAGTACTCGATGTCGATCACCTGGGCCTCGACCTCATCGGTCGTCACGCCCAAGCTGCAGCGGACTGCCTTCTGCTCGTTCATTTTCTGCTCCAGTCGTTGAGCGCCCGCCAGATGGCGAGCGCGAGGGGATGGCGGCGCATCAGCGGCCCTGCGTCTTGGCCAGCTGCACCCCGAAGTCGAAGGCGTTCTCCTTCGTCGGGGCCTTGCTGAGGTCCACGCCAGTGGCGCGGGCCGGGTTGTTGGGCGCCGCTGCCGGCTGGCGCTGCACGGGAGGTGCCACCGGAGCGGGTGCGGCCAGGTAGGCCTTCTGGATCGCCGCGGCCCACTGCTGGGGCGGCAGGCTGTCCTGGATGACCGCCACCATCGGCTGGATGGCCTTGAACTTGGCGTCGAAGTGCTGCGGGTCGGCGGCACGCAACTGGGCGCCCAGCGCCTGCACGTCCTGCATCGCCTGCTCCTGCGCCTGGGTGGCGGCCTGCGACTGCTCCATGGCCTGCCGCTGGCGCTGCTGGCTGTCCTGCTGCAGGGCCGAAGCGCGACGGGTGCGGATCAGTTCCTCCGCGGCCGCCTTGGTCATGTCGCCGTCGGCCACCTGCTTGGCCAGCTCGGGATACTCGGCCAGCGGGTCGTATCCCGGCGCCGGCCGGCCCAGCTCCTTGGCCAGCCAGGCCATTTCCTGCTGCATGAAGTCGTAGGCCTGCGCCATCGCCGCCGGGTCGCGCGAGTTGATGGCGGCCAGGTAGTTCAGCGCGTTGCCCATCTGCTGCGGATCTGCGCCGGTGGACTTGATCGTTTCCTCCCACTGCCGGCCGCGCTCGGCGTCCGGTCGCAGGGTCTCGGCCTCGGCAGCGCGCTCGCTCAGTTCGCGGAAGCGCTTCTGGGTACGCTCGTTGGAAATGCCCAGATCCTTGATCTCGGCGTCGATGGCATCGGGCTGGTTCGCAGCCTCCGCAGCGGCAGCGGCAGCCGCCGGGTCCGGCTCTCCACCTTCGCCGCCCTCGCCGCCCGGTGCACCAGCACCGCCTGCGGCAGCGGCAGCGGCAGCACCTGCATCAGCGGCGGCCGCGGCATCTGCAGCAGCCCCATCGACGGCGGCAGCCGGCGCGCCACCGTCCTCCAGCACTTCCTGCTCGCGGGCCTTCTCCACGCCCTGGCTGAAGGCGTCCAGCGCCTCGGTGTTGGGGTTGCCGTCGTTGCTGGCGACGGTCGCCGCGGCCTGGGCGGCAGCGGCTGCAGCGCCGTCATCCTCGATGGCGGTGGTGTCGGGTTCGTTCTGGTCAATTCGCACGTGTGTGTCCTCGCTGGCGGCGTGTGGGGTCAAACAGGGGTGATTGCCGGCGGCGTCATCGCAGCCGGGTCGAGCATTGCGGGATCGATGGGCGGCTCACCGCCGGCGGCACCGGCAGCCATCGCCGGGTCAATGGCGGCACCACCCATCGGATCGAGCGCAGGGTCAACCGGTGCCGGCGCCTGCGGAATGAAGCTGTACGGGTCGATGCTGGTATCGCCGGCGCGCTTCACCGTCTCCACGGCCAGCTGCTCGAGGCAGTTGGCGATGTCCAGTGGCGACGAGCCGCGCATCTGACCGATCTGGATGGCGGACTGCTGAAGCTGCGGCAGCAGGATCGACCACTGCTGCTGGCGCAGGGCCGTGGCAGGCTTCCCGGACGACCCCGCCCGGATGTCCACCTGCACCACCATGTCCAGCATCTCCGGCTCGGGGACGTTGAACCACAGCGCATCGGCGCCGGCCCAGTTCGCCGCCTCGTCCTGCGTCAGCCCGTTGGGCGAAACCGCCAGCTCGGCGGTGTAGACGGCCAACTCGGAGAGCATCTCGTCCAGGCTGTCGCGGGCGTAGCCGATGCGAGACTCCGTGCCCTGCTGCTGGATGTCGGCCTCGGTCGCGGTCTTGGCGGTCTGGATGCTGGAGGACAGCGCCTCCTGCACACCCCAGATCATCTCCAGCTCCGCGCGGATCTGCTGGGTGTCGTAGAGCGCCGGGTCGATCTGGTTGTAGCTGATAGGGAACACCACCTGGTCCGGCCGCTGGCCCTGCAGGTCCAGCCCCACCATCTCGCTCACCACTGCGCCTTCGAGCTTCTTGGCGTCGTGCGGGTCCAGGGCTCCACGATCGAAGCCGGTTTTCGGGATGGCGCGGCTGCGGTGGGTCCGGTAGTTGGTGCGTGTGCGGTTGTACTCGTCCAGCAGCGAGCGCGAGCGATCGACCAGGGACTGTGGGTGGCGTGCGCCGTCGTTCCAGATCACGGCCCAGCTGAAGAACGGGTAGAAGCGCGTGGTCCGCTGCTCGGGCTTGAACGGCTGGCGCAGGTAGCGCGGGCAGCCCTCGGCCAGGGTGATGACGTGCCCCGTCTCCTTGTTCCACACCTCCCACACGCAGACACAGGCCTTGCTGGTGTCAGTGGCACCGGCCGGCCCCTTGGAGAATGCGTCAGCCTGATCGCCCCGGGCCGCACCGCCGAAGCCCGCACCGTCTGCGGCCTTGCCCGGAATGCGGAAGTAGGCCGTTGCCGATCCCAGCACGTCGGCGGCATCGGGGTACGCCGCCTTGGCCTTGTCCATCGGCATGAACAGGCGCTGCGCAATCCACGGACTGTCCACGTACTGCTGCAGGCACGCGCACTCGGGTGCCACCTGGATGTCCTCTGCCCGCACGAAGTCGATGCACAGGGCGTTGAAGATGATGCGCTCGGCCTCGTCCTCGGCCTGCTGCAGCCGCTGCTCCAGCTCTGCGCGCTGCGCGGAGTCGTCGCCCACCATGCCTTCGGCCAGGGCGCTCTGGAGCTGGCTGATCGCCGCCAGGCTGGAGCGCAGACCGGCAATCTCCTGCTGCAGGGCCGGGTTGCTGCCCGTCTCCCGGTGCCAAGCCGCCTTGAGCCAGCCGATTGCCACGCTCAAACCAGAGCGCACCAGCGGGTCGGCCGCGGCCTTCAGCTTGCCCTTCTTCCAGAGCCTGCCGACGACGATCTCCAGCGTGGTGGCGAAGGCCTTGGCCTCCTGCTTGATGCGCGGGGAGACGGCCTCGGCCGGCTCCACGCTGACCTCAGGGTCACGGGCGTACAGGAACGTAGTCAGGATGCCGACGTAGGTGCCGGCGATGGGCACACGCACGTCGTACACGTCGGTGTTGGCCTGCTCCTGGCAGTAGGTGCGGTCCTT